GCAGGAAATAAAGTTGTTATGGAAACAACAGATGCTCTTTCGCTAACATCTTCAGCAGCAGCAGACATAATTTTATCAGTAATGGAGATAACCTAGAATGGCATACGTTGGTACACCTATAGACGTAGGTAATCAATTTAGTTCTCTTGTAGGAAAGAGATTTAGTGGTGATGCTAGTACGACAGCTTTTACATTAGATGTAAGGGCAAACTCTGCACTAGATATAGAAGTCTTTGTAGAGAATGTTCGACAAGACCCTAATAGTGCATACACAGTAGACGGAACTACTTTGACATTTACAGCCGCACCTCCTAGTGGCACAAATAATGTTTATGTGGTTCATCAAGCACCAACTGTTGCTAGTGTTTCACCAACAGCAGGTTCTGTAACAGCATCTAGTTTTGATAACTCTGTTATATCCGGACATGATGCTTTAACTGCAATACCTGATACAACTGATGAATTATTAATATCTGATGGAGGAACAATAAAAAGAATTGATTTTTCTTTATTAGGTAACGCTCCTGCTTTTGCAGCTAAGAGAGATTCCACACAAGGTATAGCAAATGCGTCTTGGGTAAAATTACAAATTAATACAGAAGATTATGATGTGGGTTCTGCTTATGATGCATCAACTAATTATCGTTTTACTGTTCCTAGTGGAAAAGCAGGTAAATATAGTTTTATAGGTCACGTTATGTTGCCGGGTGTAGATACAAATGAATATGGAGCAATAGCCTTTTATAAAAATGGAAGTATAATTACAGAATCACAAGCTAGAGAACAAAAAGCAAGTGATGATAGAGATACTTTTGTAACTTGTGCTTACTCTTTAAGTTTAGCTGATGGTGATTATATTGAGCTATACGCATATCAAAATTCAGGAGCAACTCAAAATGCTGACTATATGCATTTTTCAGGTTTTAGATTAGTAGGGGTATAAAGTGGCATTTGGAGAAGTTGGAACATCACTATCCAAGATAAAAGCCAATAGCTTAAATCTTGCAGGTACATATGGTTTTAGTGGCACAGTATCGGGATTAGCTGATGAAACACCTTTAGTATTAATCAGCACATTTACTTCTGATGGTTCTGACTCTAACGCAACATTTACTAGTGGTATAGACTCTACATATAAAGAATATTTATTTGTGTTTAATAATATTCATGTACAAAATGCAGGAACAATTCTTGCTTTTCATCCATCAACAGATGGGGGTAGTTCTTACGGAGTAGCTACAACTAATACTTATGTAGAAAGTCAACATAATGAAGCAGATAATGTTGCTAGTTTAAGTTATGATGGTGACAAAGACCAAGCACAAAATACAGGTTTAATATATTTTGGCACAGCAGGAGATGCGGACAATGATGCTTCAATGTCTGGCATATTAAGATTATATAATCCTAGTTCAACGACTTTTGTAAAACACTATGTAAGTGCTATTCAAGGCATGGAGAATGGTGACATATCTACTTTAGTATTAGGAGCAGGATATATAAACACAACCTCTGCAGTTAACACCATGAGATTTCAATTAACTTCTGGTGAAATACAAGGCGGAACAATAGATTTATTTGGGGTAGTATAATGGCACTTAGTAAATTAGCAGCAAACTCTTTTGACCTAACAGACAACTATGCTCTAACAGGTACAGTGACTGGAGTTGTATCTACACAAAAATTATTTTTGATTAAAAATATTGATGCTAGTTCAGATTCTACTATTAGTTTTGTTAATGGTTCTAGTAGTGTAGTATTAGATGGAACTTACAAAACGTATTTATTTAGATTAATTAATATACACCCTTCAAATAATACAACTACATTTTCTGTAAACTTTAGGGATGGTGGAAGTAATTATGATGCAACTAAAACAACAACATTTTTTGCAGCTAACCATTCTGAAGATGATAGTTCTACTAGTTTAGCTTATGCAACAGGTGCAGACTTAGCACAAAGCACAGGCACACAAAAAATTGCAACTTCAGTAGGTAATGATAATGATGAAAATTTTAATGGGGAATTATATTTGTTTAATCCTAGTAATACTACTTTTGTAAAACATTTTATGGGAGTGAATCAAATAAGTAATCACTCCGATACATCAGCACAGGAGTTTTATTCAGGATATTGTAATGTCACAGCAGCAATAGATGGTGTTCAGTTTTCAACTTCTGCAGGAACTTTTGAAACAGGGAGGATAGCATTATATGGCATTAAGTAAAATTCAACCTGCATCAATAGACTTGACTGCTAATTATGCTTTTACAGGAACTAATTCTATATCAGGATTAGAGTATGCAGAAAAAAAATTAGCTACAGTGACAGCATCAAGTAGTGGCACACTAAGTTTTACTAGTAGTATAAATAGCACTTATAATATCTATAAGTTTAGATTTATTGAAATACATCCTAGTCATGATGGTAATGTAGACTTTGGATTTCAATGTAGCACAAATACAGGAAGTTCTTATGGAGTTACTTTAACCTCTACATTTTTTGATGCTTATCATTATGAAAATGATGCTAGTGCAGCAGTTAGATATTTGACAAGTAGAGACCTTGCTCAATCAACAAGTTTTCAACCTTTGTCTATAAATACTGCAGTAGCAGATGCGGACCAACATGTTAGTGGTGAATTATTTTTGTTTGACCCAAGTAGCACCACTTTTGTAAAACATTTTACATCTACTACACAAACAGCGTCTGATGGTGGTAGTGATGATTTTTCAGACAATGCGTATATTGCAGGATATTTTAATACCACTAGTGCGATAGACGCAATACAATTTAAGTTCCCTAGCGGAAACATAGACTCAGGTACAATAGAAATGTATGGAATAAATTAAGGAGAAACAATGCCAAGATATCATAATATAAATGGAGTTAAGGTTCAGTTCACAGCAGAAGAAGAAACTGCTCGTGATGCTGAAGAGAAAGCATGGGCTGATGCAGCTCCTGCTAGAGCCTTGGCTGAATTAAGAAATAAAAGAAACAGATTATTAGCAGAGACAGATTATCTAGCTTTATCAGATAATACTCTTAGTGATGATATGAAAACATATCGACAGAATCTAAGAGACTTACCTGCAGGAAAAGATACAGTAGCTAAGTGTGAAGGTGCAACTTGGCCTACTAAACCATAGGAGGATAGATGAGTAAGACACAAATACCAACAGGTGGGATTACAGACAGTGCAGTAACTTTAGGAAAAGTTGATGCTACATCCACCGAAGCAAATAATTTAAAACAAAGAGTGGCTAAAGTGTGGTGTAATTTAGACGCTACTGGAACTTTTGGTATTTCTGACTCTTTTAATGTAAGTAGTGCTACTGATAATGGGACAGGAGACCATACTGTTACTTATGATGTTAATTTTAGTAATGCAAATCATTCAGTTGTGGCTCTTGCTGATGGGGGAAGAACTTGTGATATGAATGATAATGGTCCTGCAGCAGATTCTGTAAGAATTAGAACTGTTAATGGTAGTAATAGTGCAGAAGATGCTAATGATGTTTGTATGATTGCTTTTGGAGATAGTTAAAATGAAAAAAATAATATTTGATAATAATGGAGTTCTTGCTGTGATGATTCCTGATTCTAAATTTTTAGAAAAACTTTCTGGAACAGAAAAAGAAAAATTAATTTATGTTGCAAATAAAGATTTATCAACAGGAACTAAATATGAAATTATAGATGATACCGCAGTAGATTTATCTGATAGAACTTTTAGAAATGCTTGGGAATATCAAACAGGTTCTGATGAAAAAACATCTGCTGATTTAACCACAGAACAATTAGAAATACATAACATGAAGGAGAATAAATAATGCCTTTAAATATTAATATTACAAAAGCTAAAAATATTTGGAAAGAAAAAATTAGAAAATCTAGAGAACCAAAACTAGCAGCTTTAGATGTTGAGTTTATGAAAGCACAAGAAGCAGGTTCAGATACTTCTACTATCATAACTAAAAAAAATGAATTAAGAAATTTCCCTGCACAAGTAGATTCAAAAACAACAGTAGATGAAATTAAAGCTGTTTGGGACACAGATAAATTAGGGGATAAATAATGGCATACATAGGACAATCAATTAAAAACGGAACCTTCAGTGTCTTAGACACAAGTGGTAATACTTACAATGGTTCTAACACGACATTTAGTTTAGGAACACAAGTAGGTTCTCCTGCACAGCTATTAGTATCTCATGATGGTGTTGTACAAAAACCGGGGACAGACTATACACTAGCTACAGGCGGAACACAGATTACATTTACCACAGCCCCTGCTAGTGGAGCGTCAATCTTTATTGTAGAAATATCTGGTGCAGTTGGTGGACCAATGAATACAGATATCAATGGTGCAGAGTTTATCTTAGATGTAGATGGTGACACAAGTATCACAGCAGATACAGATGACCAAATAGATTTTAAAG